TTTATATATGAATGGTACTCTACGTAGTTGGATTCATTTTATTGAACTACGCAGTGCCAACGGTACTCAGAAAGAACATCAAGAAGTTGCTGTTGCTTGTGCCAAAGTAATAGCCACTATTTTTCCTCTAGCGGCCAGTCTCCTTTAAATGTCTCTGGCGGAAACATTTTAATATGACTGTTGAATTGAGATTCTAGCCAAGCATAATCATTTATCTTGGCTAGCATTTTTTTGTCGTCCTTATAAGTTTTTCCAAACCACTCTCCAGCACTTGCTCCGCCTTTGGCATATTCTCCAAAAGGATTATCGCCGCCAATGTGTGTCCATACTTTCAATCTATACGCAGATTCATCGTCTAATTGTCCAGCAATAGTTCTGCTGGCTAATTTGGCACATTCTCTAAATGCACTGCGCCATGTGCATAATGGATTAATATTGAATGTTGTTAAATTGGACGCAGTTGTCATTGCCTTAAATCTAGTGGATATGCTAGTAGTCATATCTGCAGAATTAACATCCATATCTAATGTCAATTGAGTTGGCAATAATTTGACTCCGCCATAACCGTATTCTAAATTGTTAATAGGATTGATACTGCGCCATACATGTACAATGTCTTCTTCGCTAGGATCCAATTTTATATCAAATTTAAAACTAGGCAATAGATCTGCATCTGCATCAACTACATAAAACATTGAAGTTTTTACTTGTTTTGCGGCTTCTATATGAGCTTGATGTATGCCCTTGATTCCGTGAATTCTATGTATTTGATTTGGAATATTAACAATTTTTTTTAAAAATTGAAAGTAAAGATTGTCAGCGTTTGGTTCATTAAATGATAAAAATACAATATCGTACATTAGCGTCTCCGTATGATTCTAGGGGAATTATTATAAACTGATTTAAAAAATTTACTACCATCAGAGTCTAAGTCTGCAACCTCTAAACCGCACTCGTGACGTAATGTTTCACCAAGGCCCATAATTTCATAAGGTAGCATTTCAGTCGTTACTTTGCTGTATTTTGTTTCCCACTCATTAGTCAACCATTCAAAGTCTCGCACATTAGAATAATCCCAATCGGTGCAATTAGTCAAGTATGCTCCTTCTCTTGCTCCGTACATACTCCATTCACCGTTCTCTACATCAGCACCAATGTTACACCATATTAACATTCTGTCGTAATTTTGCCACCACACAGTTTTTAAATCTTCAACTTTGGCACCTTGATTCAATGACATCTTTACGCCTTCACGAAATCCGGCACGCCAGGCTTGAAATGGTGTGGCATTGGTAAAACTCTCGCTGTAGTTTTCATTGAATTGATAATATTTGTCATCAAAACAAAATTCAACTAATCCCTTGGCATCATTAGGATCTGAATTTTCATGTGTACGCATATTGTTTACAAACTTGCGTGTCCACATTTTTAAACCACCATTGCCGTACATTAGACCATTTACGTGAACTCGACCGCACCAGCTGAACACATGATCAGCAGTTAATCCCAAAGCGTCTAAATCTATTTCAACTTCAAGAAATTTTGGATCAATAATATTATCAGCGTCCACTGTAACAAAGTATTCAGTATCACTTAATGCGGCGCAGGCTTTGTGCGCGGCATCACTGCCCTTGACTCCATGTACACGTTTTGCCCAAGGCACTTTGTTGCACAAGTCTGCATAATTTTTTTCAGCATTTGGTTCGTCGTAACTAAGAAAAATAATATCTTGCTCTATAACTTTAATAACATTATTCATTTGTTGTGTCCCATATTTGAATACCGTAAGAGAAAAATGGGTTTCTTGTAAAAATATTAATTTTTTTAGCGTCTAATTCGTATTTAGATACAAACGGTATTACTATCTTATCTTGGATTAATTTTTGAATATCTATACTTATTTGTTGTATCAATAAATTTGGTTCGTTTGCCGCTGTGATATAGAATTCAACATTTTTATGACGTATGCCGGTTTGCGCAGTTTCATCATATATACGTTGTCTAAATTCATCTGTAATAATAACAATCCAATTTTTGCCTGGAATGTCATAGTGAACTGTTAACTCTGTATTATCTCCAGCAGGGTTTGTTATTTTTTCAAACAAATTATTTTTAAAAAGTACACTTTGCTGATGTTTTTGTACTAATTCAAATTCAAAATCAACATTTTTTGTTCTAGAAACTACCCAGTCAGTAAATTTTTCAATGCCGCTAACGAACATATGATACTGTTCTTTAGTTACTTCTAGTTTGTATTCGTATTCAGTTCTTATTTCGTTGGAAAATGCCAACAAGTTACCTGTGCTAACATCAAAATATGCATATAATTTAGGACTTGGCATTGATCAATTCCTTTAATTCCAATAGTAGATTGTCTGTTATAAAATTTTTCTCTACATAGTGAAATAATTTATCTTGAGAAATATTTCCAACCACTAATTTTCCAGCGGGTGTTAAGTGCCAGGCTATCATGTCTTGCCAGCTTTCCGGAGTTACTGACCATCCTTGTATAGGCGTTTTCATATGAGTAAATTGCAAGGGAGAATTAATGTCTATCAATTCTTGCATACCCGATAATTCTATTGCAACTGCACAAGCCAAATCCATGCTTAACCAATTTTGATATTCGTTGGGTGCAATCTGTCCATAACAAAATGCCCAGTTGTTTACAACGTATTCTAGTACTTTATAAAAATTGGCAGCTTCATCGGATTTTTTAAAATAATGCAATGCATGATACACATTGGGAAGTTTGTTTGCTACAAAAGATTTTCTATGTACAGTATCAACTACATTTTCTAATTTATAGTTGGTAATTTTAGAACAAAATCGAATATTGAAATTGCCACAGTATTCCCACCAGCCACTGATATCTTCTAACAATAACATGTCCACATCCAACACAATGGATTCGTAATATGGGCTGGCATGATACAGCTTCCATCGATTCTCAATTTTCCACTGTGTTTCTACAGCATCATCGTTCCACGGTATTGGAATAATTTTATCAAACACTGATTTATATTTTTTTGGAACTTTGTCATTTGTAACTAATGAAATGTTCGTAATTTCTTTTTGACTGCTTTTGATACTCAAGGCCAGTGCATATGCCTGTTTGATATAATCAACAGTACCATTGTTTTGTGCAAGAACTACAAATCCTTTAGACACCTGAACCTCCGTCAATAAACCTTGAAAGACTAAGTTTATTCATAATATGTACATCCGTATCTTGGATACTGACTGCTGTGTATTCTCCTAGATAATTTTCTTTTTCAATTAAGAATTTCATCTTGCTGTCATCTAACGAAATTAATAAATCTCTATCGGATATATAAAACATCTTTCCTGGCAATTCTTGTGCAAAGATTCCTGCTGATTTTGCATTCATTAAATGTATAGCAATACTAAAAGCAAAATCATTCCTAAATGTAGGAACTTCTATGCTGTACAATGTTCTAAAGTATTGCCAGTTGTTTTTAATATATTCTACCAGGGTAAAAAAACATTCTACTTCTAATGTTTTTTCAAAAACAAAAGTAGTGGCCCAATAAAAAGGAATAGAATATTGATTTATTTTTTTGAATTCAGTATCATTTCTCCAGGATGCAATACCAACACTGTTTTTATACAACTGAAAACTGTGATCTGAATTTAATGCATTGGTTAGTATGCTTGAATTGATAATATAATCACTATCAATTACCAAAGTTTTATCGTACGGCGTTAAATTATACACTGAATTCCTAGATAAATTTTTCCATTCTAAAAATTTTGAAGATAATGTGCCGTCGTTGAATCTTTTTTGATTGTGTTCTGATGTGTTATCTATACTGATAAGTTGATCAAATATTCCACATTCTTTGGGATAAGTTTTTAACATCCAATCTGCAGAATCTGTTATGATGCTGACTGGGATTTTTAAGAATTTTTGCAGACGCTGAGCCGCAAAAATCGCCAGTTTGACGTAATCAACTGAAGAATTATTCTGAGCAAAAATTACAGCACCAACTGTTTTCATAGATCAATTAAATCGCTTATTTTTCTTTTAGATTTAATGGCCAGGAATCTAGCAGAGTAAGTTTCTGTTACTTCAAAATATTGTTTTGTAATACTTTCAAAGAATTTTTTTACATCCTCTACCACAACTGGATTATTGTTATCGTCAATGAATACAGCATCAGTTGTGTGCTTCAAATCAATCATCAATTTTGCAAAATTAATTAAAGTGGGTGTAATTTTAAATGTTGATCCGTTGATATAATAGATTAATTTTTGATCTATTTCTTCAGCCAGCAAGCGTCTTTGATTTGACAGCGTTGCCATATAGTTGACAACTTCAAATGCTTTTTCAATTTTTTCGTCCATAGATAACTCCGAGATAGTGTAATAATACACTATTATAATTATCTAGTCAAGGAAATTAGATCAGTTATTGTGAAATATAACTAGTTTAAGATTGTGCAGGTTCGATATGCAACCAAGCGTCTTTCTCTGCCTGGCTTGCTTCTAAGTATTTTTGATAATCTTCTGCTACACGCTGGATGAATGTTGAGTCTGCTTGAACAGCAATATTTCGTGCAATTACTTCATCCAGCTGTTGTTGTGTAAATTTTAAATTTTGGTAAGCTTCGATTAATTCATCGCTGGGTATTTCATTAATTCCAGCGACAAATGTATCAATAATTTGTTGTCTTGTTAACATATTGTTCCTTACGGTTTATCTGAAAATACGTTATAACCAGAGCCAGACTGATAACTGGTTTTTGGACCTGTAAATGTCTCTGGAGCAGAACCAAAAGCATCAAGAAATTGTTGAGAACTTGTGGTTAATCCGTTGCTTATTAGATAGTTACTCCAATACGCTACTCCGCCAGACTCTGGCGCACGATATAGTTGATAACGAGGTACTCCCGGATCGTGAGTCACATAAAATGTACCATTTCCAGTGTAGAAGGCAACAACACTGGCAGCGATGCCTGCTGGTATACCAAATTCTTGTGTGAACCCGTTAGAAATTGTGTATGGTGTATATGTTGTATTAGCAGGAACATATATACTAGTACTATAAGAATTATAGCCGGATGCTGATACAGTTACATATACATACCCAGCATTGTGAGGGCCGTTAAATCCAACTATTGCGTTGGTTATTTGGCCGCTAAATGTTCCAGAAGTTCCAGAACCAATGCCTGACTGAATACCAAGGCTAGTACTTATAGACCAAGATTGTGTAGCAGGGCCGTTGTATTCTTTGATAATCTGTATGTAGTATGCCTTTGTTTGAATAGGAGTGCCAGGGAATGTGTAATTATAGTACGGCCCAACTGCACTGGCATTCAACTGAGGGGTTGGAGCAGGAGGATCTGGTGGTGGAGGTGGAGGTGGAGTTGTACTGGTATCACCAATGGTTACAGTAGGACTGGTTGCTACTACCTGTCCAGAAATACTGACAGTTCTAAGCGATACTGAAAAACTTTCAGGGCCTTCTGTAGTTGAGTCCGATGTCGGCGTTATTGAGAACTGCGCCGCGTTTGAATTTATCGTGACTGATCCGCTGGTATTATTACTGAAATCTGCATTGTTGCTTGTACTGTTATTAATGGTCCAATACAGCACAGTTCCGTTGGCCACACGCGAAGTGGTAACATAAAATATCAAACTGCTGCCTTCGTTGACACTGTATATACTTGGTGCCACATCGTAAGTTGGTAATAATGGAGTAGTACTAACATCATTTATTGTTACTGTACTGCTGGTTGCCAGCAAAGGCCCGTTTACACTGCCAGATCGCAATTCCAAAATAAGAGTTTCAGGACCTTCTGTTGTAAGATCAGCAGTTGCTGGCCGTGTAATACTAGCAGTGCCATTGTTTATAACAACAGTTCCGTCATTGACACTATTTGGAAAGTCAGTGCCGTTGGTTGTACCTGTGTTGATCCAATATAATACTGTTCCAGTTGTAACTCCAGTTGTGGTGATAGTAAAGATAACTGGCAACCCTTCATCTTGAGAGAGAACATTTGGCGTTATTGAATAACTGACCGGTGTCAATGATGTGTCGCTGATCGTTACAGTATCGGCAGTTGCTACTGGAACTCCAGTGAGCGACCCAGTTAACAATTGTAAAATAACAGTTTCAGTACCTTCTGTTATAGTGTCTGAGCGTATTTGTCTAGTTATAGTACCAGTATCGGCTGTTATAGTAACAGTTCCTGAATTGTTTCCGTCAACAAAATCCTGTGACGTAGAAGATCCTAAATTTTTCCAATACAATACTGTTCCGTTTATGATGTTGTCAGTACTCACTGTGTAAGTAACTGTGCCGCCTTCGTTCACTAATGTAACATTAGGTCGGATGCTATAGGACGGTGGAGGTGTAGCATATGCTGATGAATATGTCCATGCAACTCCACTGAATTGCACTTGAGGATATGCAACAGCCACGTTTGCACCAGTAGCAATATACATCTGACAAAAACTATTCAAAGTTCCAAGAACTGGCTCAAATATCCTATAGCCGCCGTCATTACCAGCATCTGTATAACTCCAAGTTGGTGTGAGCACCAATGCTGATCCGCCTGATATTCTTGCATATAAATCGTACTGATTAGGAGTATATTGATTTCCAGCTTCAACTAGTTTACTAAAAATCAATCGGTTAGTTGAAGTTAAGTTGACAAAACCAATATTAGTGGCAGGAGTTCCTGTTCCTGTATTGGTAGTTGTCAAATTTGACAACTTTATTATTCCCATATTTTTTAATAACACTTCCCATGATTCATTCACTAATCTACTGTCGCCAGTTGTGGTAAAATTAGTAAGAGAAGCACTGAGTTGAAAATTTCCGCCGGCATTAAAAAACCATCGAAGATTATCAGCTGTTCCAAATTCTATAGTTATTGATTGATCAACTGTGGTATTCCAACCAGAAGATCTGTTTGATGTTATTAGAGTTACAAAGCTGGCTTCACCGCTAGGTGGTATAATATTTCTATTATTGTTAATCAAATTTGCCATGCTCAAATATGCCGCACGGTCTGCTTCAGTTAATTTAATATCAAGTGTAGGAAGACCCAAATTTCCAGATTCATCCACACCGCTTTGATGCTGTCTAGCTTTGAGAAGATCGTTTCTTAACGAATTCCATTGGGAAACTGTGACTAGCGAATTTTGGGCAACTTGACTACTACTAACTGTTTGTCCGTAGCCCGAGTCTCCTGACCCCGAGCCAAGAACATTGTTTAATATAGTTTGTATTTGATTGTAATCTAAATATTCTACTTTAGATCCGACGCCTGCTGCCATTACTGTCCCCTATTATATGTGTATTTATTATCAAAGTATTGGTATCAAAAATACCTTAACTTACACATTTTTATAAATTAGTTGTGGAACTTGTTGGAGGTGTTACTGAAACGTTGGCTCCGCTAGCAGTGTATGCCTGAATCAGACTGGTCAATGTGCCATCCGCTGGTTCAAAATTTCCATAATTTCCATCTTCTACGTAACTCCAAGTTGGCGTAAAAATGATGCTGTTTCCAGATTTTCTTACGTACAGCTCATAACGATTAGGAGTATACTGGTTACCTGCTTCAACTAGTTTAGTGAAAACCAATTGATTTGTAGTGGTTAAATTATAAAAACCAATTGTTTGAGCAGTTCCTGTTCCGGTTTTGGTAGTTGAGTACGCATTAAAACTAATAATTCCCATGTTTGCTAGTAAGGTGGCCCATGATTGATTGACCAATAAACTAAGACCAGCGGAATATCCAGTCATTGAAGAACTAAATTTGATAGAACTGCCGCTATTAAAAAAATATCTACTTTCATCTGCTGATGCAAAAGTTACAGTTACCTGATGACTAATAGTAGTTGCCCATGGTGAGGTTCTGGTTACGGTTTGTAAATTTGTCAGCGACGCTTGATCACTAGGAGGTGTTACCAATCTGTTTGTGGTGATAGTATCAGAAAATGTGTTATAAGCCAATCTGTCAGATTCTCTTATACGAGTTGTAGTTGATGCAACGGATAAAAGTCCGCTTTCATCTGTTGCAGTTTGATGTCTACGTGCTTTTAATAAATCATTTCTTAAAGCGTTCCATTGAGCCACTGTAATCCTGTTTGTTCTAGCAACTTGGCTACTAGTAACTGGTTGCCCGTAGCCGTAGTCACCTGAACCAGTACCCAATATATTATTGACTTTAGATTGTATAGTATTGTAATCAGTTGCTAAAACAGCAGTGTTTGCGCCGGCCATAGTGATTCCTTTATAATATTATGCATTCAACTAATTTAACTAAAGGATCAATGTTACTTTCTAATGCTATAGCAAACGTGTCTGGATTTCCAGCACCAGCGGACTGTGCTGTTCCGTTTAAACCAGCAACCAAATGCTGACCTTTAACAATAGGCCCAGTAACTTTCACTGGAACTCTTCCTTTTAATGCAATGACTGTTCCGTTTTCTAAATCTTTATTCATCAAATAGGCAGGATTTGCAGACACTGGGCCAATTGCTCGATTACCAATGGTACAAGCAGTAACTTCTTTTTCACCGCCAATCATTAAAACTGTACCAACTTCATATTCAGCATCAGCAAGATATTTTTCTGCCAAGTCAGCATAATTAGCTTGTGTTGCTACTCCTGAGAATAAAATTGCTGAAAGAGTTCCTATTCCATCTCTAGCGGCAATAGTGTTAATGCCAGGGTCAGTACTTGCAGATCTGTAAACACCATTAACAGTTAATTTATCTGCTTGTTCAATTGTGGCGTATATGTAGTTTGCATACACGTCTTTGAACTTTAATGTAGGAGATCCTAAGTTGGAAGTAAGAGTTATACCAGGTACAATATCAGTACCTACCAGTTTCATTGGAGTCTTTTCGGCACTTGCAACAGTTGTTTTAAAAACAATAGTGTCACCTTGCTGGTTATAAATTGTTGGAGTAGTGGCGCTGTCATTGAATACACGTAATTTGACAACTGGATTACCAACTGTGTATCCTACATCAGCAAAATTGATTGAAGAAGTAAAACTAGTTGCGCCAGCTCTTACAAATTCACTAATTTCGTATCCGCCCAATCTTTCCGAGTTTGTTGCTGTTCCAAAGAATCTGTGTCCGCTGGTGGTTTGACCAAGTTGTGAACCTTCTGAGTTAGTGTAGCATAAGGTAACACCTTGACGAATTTTTGTAAAACCAGTAATTGCATTAACAGCGGCGTTTAGTGTGAAATCTGCATCAGAACTAATAGTGAAAATAGTTTGTCCGTTGGAAATACCTTGTATAACTGCATGAGGAGCACCGTTGGTATCTGTTAAACTAACTGAGCGCATCTGTGTTGTTGCTGATCCAGCAACGCCTTGCGGACCAATCAATTCAAATCTAGATCCAGTCCATGCATGTAGTTGGGTGTTTGATTTGTCCCACCAAAAATCACCTTCTGATAATCCAGTTGGAGGTGTGGTAGAAACTTCAGCACCGCCAGTTGTTTTAAATTTTGTGCCGTCGTAAAATTTTAACTTGTTGTTAGAACTATCAAACCATACTTGTCCCGAAAGTGGGCGTGGAGGTTGTGTGGGGCTAGCAAAATTTTCAAGTAAAAATACAAGATTTTCATTTTGTATTTCACCATAACCTGCGTAATTTTTACCAATTAATTTAACATCGAGCGTAGTATCAATAGTGCCGTCAGCAACTACTGTAATTTGTGCTCCATTATATCTGTTTATAGTGTATGCCATTGCGCTCTTTTCCTTATTTCAGTATTTATGCTAATTTGCTGTTATAGCGGGCCACCGTATTGCCATTCTTTTGTATCGCCAACGGTTGGTGTTAAGTTAAATTGTTTGTATCGACTATTAAGATCAGTTCCAGCTTCTGGTTTATCTGTACAGATTAAACGC